AGGTCAACCGCAATGGCTCAAGCTACCTGCGTCGTAATCCTGCTCAGGTGCTTGACTAATGACACTCCACGCAGAGATCGATCACCGGATGACATTCCACCCGGTGACCGGTCCTGCCCAGGCTGAGTCCTACCAGAAGATCCGTGAGGCCGGGCGCGTCTTCGCTCACCTCGTGGCTGATCTTACACCGTACTCACGTGAGCAGTCAACAGCCATCAGCAAGATTGACGAGGCCATCATGTGGGCTAACGCCTCCATAGCGAGGGAAGATGGCAGATAGCTACGAGGCCCCGCACATCAAGGCTTCCAGGGTAGGGTCGTTTACTGAGGCTGCTACCAAGCACCACGAGGGCGTACAGGAATTCGCCTCGCACGTCCTTGGCAATAAGGGCGACTTCTCATCTGCCCTTGTCAAGAAGGCGCAGTTTGCGAAGAATGCGAGCGAATTCAACAATGGGCACCCAGGCTAAGTTTTACAACGACAGGCGTCCTACGCCTCACATGGACGGGGACGATTCTCTCGGGCTGACCAAGGCTAGCGTCACGGCGGCCAATGACCACATACTCAGCGCCGTCCCTGACTATCGCGCAGACGAGGTCAACCGTCGCATAAAGACCACAGCGGTCCAGAGATTCAGGGCCAGGGCTTCGGGCCTAGGCGACTTCTCCAGCATCTCTGAGTACAAGAACTTCATTTACGGGCAGGCGGAGTAATGGACCTAGGCCCTCAGTTCTCAGGATACTCAGTAGACTATTCCCCCGCCAAGGGTGACGCCCCGACCAGGACTGCCCAGATCTCTGTCATGAAGGGCGACCAGAACGTCGGAAACCTCTCGTGGCGTCCGGGCAACGGAACCGTGGACCGGGCATGGGTGCATCCTGACGAGCGCCGTAAGGGACTAGCCCTCGAAATGATGCGCCACGTCCAGCAGAACCACATGCCTATGTATCCTAATGGCAAGCAGATGTCCCTTCAGCATTCCCCGCACCGTGATCCTGACGGAGAGCATTTCGCACAGGCCACCAAGGGTGAGTTCTACGCTCCGAAGCGGATGAACTAGTGTCTACGTATGACGAGCACAGGGATGCCCTCAAGGGCCGGGTCACATTCCAGGGCAATCGCCATGAGGCCACGGAGCACGCCCTTGCCTCTGCTTATGCAAGTACCCTGATCCCTGCCTCTCACGTCGGCCTGATCAATCACTTTGAGTTCGGCAGTCCTGAGGCTGGCGGAGGCGCTCGTTACAACACGACGGACAGGGGAATTCACTCGGCCCGGAATATAGCCTCAGTCATGAACTGGAGTCCGGGAGCCAGGGAGTCCTCAACTTTCGAGCTGGCCCATGAGACGGGCCATGGGGTAGGCCACGTGAATCAGCCTCGTCAGTTTGAGGCCAACATGAGGACTCCTGCGGGTCGCGGTCTTATAGAGGGCCATGCGGACAACTACGCCCATGGGGCGATGCCGGGCAGTTCTTATACTTCGGGCTATGAACGTCAGTTGGCCCGCCCCCAGTCACCGAAGGAACGGGCCTACATGGACATTAACTCCTATAGAAGCGTTAGGCGATAGCCGGAATCTCCCCGGTCTCTACCAGCCCGCGATCATACCTTGGATGTGCCCTCTGACGTCCTCTCGTGTCTTCTACAGGCATTGGCCCTGTCGGTGGCTGGACTATATCAGCCCACGTGCTCTCTCTTGGAGGGATCAGGACGTCCAGACCGTAGGGTGGCTCGGCAGAAGTGGCAGTCGGGCTTGCCGCAGGCTCGATAGGGTCCAGGCGCTTCGGGGCCTCCAAGGGCTTGACCGGAACCTCGAATTGCTCATTCTGAAGTTCACGCAGTCCTTCGGACGATATCATGATACTCGCGGGCATCATTTCAGCCTCCCGGGCCAGTGTGTTCTTCAGGGCGATGTCCTTGGCCACGCGCTTGAGGACTCCCAGGCCGATGATGATGCCGAACGCCCCGGCAACAGGGAAGATGGCTCCCGTGATGTCAGTAGGCACGTTGTGGTACTGGACCTTGTCTCCCACGTTGGCAGCTATAGACGCGCAGATGCCGATGATGGCGGAGACCCATGGAAGGATACGGCTCGTGACGTCCCATCGACGGGCTATGCCCGCGAAGATGGCAAGCTCGCCAATGACCGTGAAGCTATCCACGGCCAGGGGGGCGAAGTCAGCCCAGATGCCTGTTACATGGTGAGTCGCAAACCAGATGTAGAGACCGTTGAACGACTCGACCTGCCCGGTCACTGTAGCTACGATGACGATCAGCGCCAGGAACCACAGGGCGGCCCGGACGTAAGGGTCAAGGAACTCAGTCTCAGTCGTGGCATCCTTCTCTCCGGAGAGCCAGGATGTTAGGTTCATGTTCCTCCTTGGTCTTGGTGTCATGTCAGGAAGTCTACCACACGGCTGGTATCATGGCCACCATGGAACCGACATATGATAGCCGCAAGGTAGTCTACACGAGAGTACGCGATGGAAAGACGCAGGTCGTAACTAGGACTGTCAAGGCTCACGGGCAGTCCAGGACTCCCATGTACCGGCAGTGGAAGGCGATGATCCGGCGTTGCGAGTCTGAGAAGGCGCACAACTACAGGTGGTACGGCGCAAAGGGCGTGAAGGTCTGCCCGGAATGGCGCAAGGACTTCCTAACCTTCAAGGCATGGGCAGATTCCCACGGATACAGTCACGGCCTGGAACTTGATAGGATTGAGTCTGAAGGTGACTACGCTCCGGGCAATTGCCGGTTCGTCACCAAGAAGGCGAACATTCGGAACCGTGACCTAGGCTGGAGTGATGAGCTAGATGCCAGGCTTGTTGCTGAAGCCCAGCGCAGAGGAGTCAGCGCGTATGATCTCATTCGTGAGGCTGTCGAGGCATACCTCCAGCCATGACTTCAAGTCAGGAGGTGAATTTAGGTAGATGGCCCTTGACTTTATTTCCCCGTCCATGCGGGCAGCCGGTGCTGACCTCGCAATAAACGTGTCCCCGTTGGGACTGATTGAGCTTTCTGATGAGGAATTTGAGATACATGGCGCGAGATTGACGCGCTATAGTAACGCAGCGGCTTTCTACCTATTACGCTGGGTCACCACTGGGCATATCGTCGCCCCCCGGGCGAGCCTCAGATCACGGCGAATTACGTGGCTGCCTTCGCAGACTACATCACGAACTTCACGTTCAACAAGTCCGTCATGTTCCAGGTCGATCAGATGTTCACGCACATCACTCCTGCCCTCCTGGAGCGGGTCTGGAACACAGACAATCGCAAGGACGAGCTTCTCTGGTCCATGGGCAACCTTGGGTCGGTCTATGGTGACGTCTTCGTCAAGATCGCTTATGAGCCTACATGGATGAACGAGGCCACGGGAGAAATGGAGCCGGGGCGCGTCCGCATCCTTCCGATCAACCCTAGCTTCTGCTACCCGGAATGGCATCCGCATGACAAGGACCGGATGCTGAGGTTCAAGCTGAAGTACCGCTTCTGGTCAACTGCACCAGAAGGCACGAGGATGGTAAACACCTACGTCGAGATCCTCACGGACCAGTACATTGAGGAATACGTCAACGACGAGCTGATAGACCGCCGCCCGAATCCTCTTGGCTTCATTCCCGTGGTTCATATTGCCAATAAGCCTGTTGCTGCCAGCCCTTGGGGCCTTTCAGACGTCCAGGATGTCATTCCCCTGAACCGCACGTTCAATGAGCTGGCGACCGACATCCTTGACATTATCAACTACCATGTCGCCCCTGTGACGATCATTACCGGGTCTAAGGCTTCTAACCTTGAGATGGGTGCCAACAAGGTCTGGGCACTTCCTTCAGACAAGGCCCGCGTCGAGAACCTTACTGGTGGTGCGGAGGGACTAGCCCCCGCCCTGGAGTTCATGAAGATGCTGAAGCTCTGGATGCACGAGCTCACAGGAGTCCCCCAGAACGCCATGGGCGCAGAGCAGCAGATCTCGAATACTTCGGGCGTGGCCCTGGCTATCCAGTACTTCCCGACGATGCTGAAGTACGGGCTGAAGAAGACCCAGTACGGCAATGGCATCCGGAAGATCTCTCAGATGTCCCTCAAGACGCTCCTGTTCTTCGAGCCTGACCAGGCTGTGTACAACCAGGACACTGACGGCATCATGAGGGACAACCAGCCTCCTTACATTGACTGGATGGACCCTCAGGTCTACGACATCGAAGTCATGTTTCCGCCTCCGCTTCCGCAGGACCAGCTCGTAGTTCTTAATGAGATCATGACCGAACTCCAGCTTGGCCTTGAGTCCAAGGCAGGAGCACTCCGCAAGCTCGGAGAGCAGTTCCCTGATGAGAAGCTACAGGAGCTCTTCATGGAACAGCTTGACGACACCAAGATGGCGGGAGCTCAGAGGATTCTTGATTCTCAGATCAACGCCACGATCATGATGGTCACGGGCATCATCCCTGATGGGGCTGGAACGCCCGTAGGGCCTGGTGAGAGCTCTGAGCAGACTACGACCAAGCCGGATGGTACCAAGACGGTCAAGAACACTGAGAAGTCGCCTACGGTCGGTCCAGGGGCTAACTCCCCGCTGACCCCGCTTCCGGGCATAGGTGACATCGGGCAGGCCATCAACGGGTCTCAGGCCAACCTCATGGCTGACCTCGTAACCCAGGCGTTCGGTACCAAGCTGCCCCAGAGAAGGATCGTTTCCAAGAACGAGGAATCACCTGGTCTCGACAGCATCAGCTAGAATACATTTAGTGGCTTAACCGGAGAAGAGGATTTTCATGTCAGAAGCAGCAACAGAATCGGTTCCTGCCCCTCAGGGCACCGGGCGGTTCTTCAGCCAGGAAGAGCTTAACGCGGCCATCGAGAATGCGCGTAAGCAGGAGAAGGACAAGCTTTACCCTGCGATCAACAAGACCGATGAGGCCAACAGGATCATGCAGGAAGAGCTGAAGGAACTCCAGAGGTTCAAGAAGGCCCAGGAGAAGGTCGAGGCTGACCGGGTCAAGGCTATCGAGGATGCCCAGAAGGCCAAGGAAGAGGCAGAGATGTCTGCCAAGGACTTCGCGGCCAGGCAGCGTGCCGAGATGGAAGCCCGCGTGGCCCAGATCCAGGCTGAGAATGAGCAGCGGATCGCCGTCATGGAGCAGGAGGTTCGCTTCTCGCAGCTCCAGGCTTACATCCAGCGGAGAGTCGTGGAGGAACAGGGCAATATCGTTCCTGAGCTTGTGGACTTCATCACTGGAGACAACCAGGAGCAGGTCGAGGCGAGTATCGAGCTCCTCAAGGCCAAGTCTGCCCAGATCGCCGAGAACGTTCGCAACCTCCAGACTCAGCAGAGGACGAGAATGCCGGGCGTAGCTCCCTCCTCAGGAACCAATGGAGTAACCCAGTTGGACCAGCCAGGGGATCGTCAGCTATCGGCTGATGATATCCGTGGGATGAGCATGGCAGAGTTTGCCCAGCTCCGCAAGAAGATCAACATGCCTTCAGGCTCAGGCCGGGGCTTGTTTGACTAATAGTAACTAGTTGGGCAGCGTACTAACTCCTAGCATTTCTGGTCTATACTCAGAATTGTTGGCACGTAGTACGCTGCCTCCCCGTTAACGTAAGGACAACGAATGGCTGGATCAGCTATCACCGGATCGGGCTTCCTCGCGAGCAGCCCGACTGCATACAGCGGTGCCAACTCGCAGCTTTCTCCCGCAGTCCAGGAACTGTGGTCGAAGGAAATCCTCTTTATGGCAATGCCGACGCTTCGCTTCGAGCAGTTTGCCGTGAAGAAGACGGAACTCGGCGTTCAGCCGGGATTGACAATTCACTTCATGAGGTATAACAACCTCCCGGCTGCATCGCAGCTCGTGGAAGGTGTTCGCATGGAGCCTGTCGCCCTGACCGCGTCACAGTTCGATATCTCAGTCGCGGAGCAGGGTTTTGCCGTGGCCGTGACCGAGCTTCTGCTCAACGCATCCTTCGATGATGTCATGGCCTCAGCAGCCCGTCTGCTCGGAAGGAACATGGCGCTTTACCTTGACGGTTCAGCCCGTGATACCCTTCGCCAGGCGACCAGCCTTATCTACGGATACAACAAGCCTGCCCTCGCAAGCGCTGTTCGTACTCCGCTCAGCCCGTATGACCACGGTGTCCCCGCGACCGGTAACGGTGCCTCGGGCCTGTCTGCTGGTAACTTCGCAATGACCGCCGCTGTCACCAAGGACGTGGCAGAGACACTTGCGACGAAGAACGTCCCGAGACTGGGCGATTCATATGTCGGCTTTGTTCACCCTCACCAGAGCCGTCAGCTCCGTGATGACCCTGAATGGATTGAGGTCACCAAGTACGCAGCCCCGGGCAACTTCATGCTCGGAGAGATCGGGCGTATCAATGACATCGTGTTCATTGAGACGACTCAGGTCTGGAATGACCTCGTATCCAACCTCTCAAGCGGTACTGGCTCAGCTCTTTACTATGACGCGATCTTCATCGGGGACAATGCTTTTGGCCACGCCATTTCTCTTCCTGTTGAACTTCGTGACGCTGGCATCCTCGACTATGGCCGTGAGCACGGACTTGCATGGTATTCAATTTGGGGGCTCGGACTCATTACTGACCAGGCATGTGTCATCGCTCGTACAAACTAACAATTAGATCCTACAAGATCGAACGTTAACTGTCAAGCCCCGGAGTAATCCGGGGCTTCTTCAGTTTCTGGCTAGATACTTTATGGCCATGTTGCTGTCATGGCTGTACTTTATCAGTGAGGCCCGGCTCCTGTCAAGGGACCGGGCCTTTGGTGTTAATCCTCTGGGGGACTTAGGATAGTGCCTCCTGCTGCACAGTCACCAACATCCATACGGGTGTGCCTCGGAGAGAATCCATCCTGCGGAGGGTCCTCGTCGTGGCGCTTGGTCCCCTGGAGCTTGTTCCAGAGCTCCATCTCTTCCTTGGTCTCCGGACGCAGGGCCTTACCCTTGGCCTGAAGATCCTCATCAGTCTCCTTGCGCTTGAAAATGCCCATTACTCGTCCTTTACGTAGATCTCGACTGCGCCCGGAACGGGCACGCCTGCGTTGGACACGCGAGTGTACCCCTCGTCCTTGGCCGTAGGGTCCGTGGTGTCACGAAGCTTCTCTCTACGGGAAGCCGAACGGGCGGCCTGTCCTTCCTTAGTCCGCCCGTCCTGCCTGCGCTTGCCCGGTTCCTCAGAAGCCTTCTTGTTATTCGCCATGTTACCTTCCTCGCCCGCAGCACGGGCACCTGTTCTTGACAGGACTGCATGTGCAGTTGCACGTATTGCAACTGTTCCCCCCGCCGGTATGCCCGCATCCGTCAGACATGTAAAAACCGCAGGCACAGATAGGTTCATCTGTGCCCTTGTTCTTGCCCATTACCGATCCGCAGGCTTAGGCGTGGCCGGGGGTTCCGGCTGCTTAGGGTCAGGTGGCAGTGGAGGGTACGGGTGAGTACTCGGATCGCGCGGGTCTGGCATTAGTCCTCCTCGATTCTGCTTTGTATCTTACGGGGCTCTACATCCATGGGCCGGACTTCGACCTTCCGGAAGGTACCACGCAGCTCTGTGGCCCGCTTGTTGGCGGCCACCTTGCCCTCGTGGGCCGTGGCAACCTCATCGCCCATCTCGTCGTCCTTGACGACCGTGACGAACGCCTTCAGAGGGTTCTTCATCAATCCTCCGTTAGTAGCTTCCATCCATCCTCGGGCGTCTTCTGGAACCACACGTTGAGAACCAATGGCTCCCACCTAGGGTTGAACGGGACTTCGAGTTCTGAGATGAACCTGTACTTGATCGGGTCAGCGTTGCCCCAGGGCTCACGCTGCGCATCTTCTAGACGATCGAATCGTATCGTATCGACCGTGTCGAAGTCAATGACCTCGGCTAGCTCGAACTTCCTGTCCATTAGTCCTCCAGCCATTCCTGGTGGGCCTCGCGGCCTGAGTCTGTGATCTGGAGATCGTGTCCTCGCACCTCAGCCCACCCTCGTTCTATGAGCTTGTCGATGACTTTCTTGTGCTCGGCACCACCACCGAATGCCGATCCTAGCACGGGCTGCTTCCCCTTGGCAAGGGCATCCAGGGCCATGCCCTGGCTTCTGCCTGGCTTCTGACGACGCGGGCGGCCAGTTTCCTGGCCCTGGCCGCATTCGCATCCTCCTATGTGCTTGCCTATTCCGCCACAGGGATAGACCTTGGCCATTACTCCTCGATCCGGTCCTGGCCTGTCACTCGCTTGACATCCGGGCGAGTCCCGTCGTACCTTTCGTCTTCACGGAGGACACGGCGCAAACGAGCCTCCGCTGCCTTGTTCTGGGTCTCCCGGTCCAGCCGGACCTGACGGGCCTCAGGGTTCTTGTTCCACATTACCTTGCCTTCCTGTCCCTGAGTTCAGCGTCCATGGACTCCAGGGCTGAAGCGCTCCGGATGCCCTCTGCGGCCACGCGGTCAGCCGTGGCGTGATCACCCTTCCTGTCCAGATCCTTGGAGACCTTGTCAGACTCATCACGTGCCCGGCCAGCCAGTGCCCTCAGGCTAGTCTTCCGGCCGTCCGCGATGTCTTCGGTCTTCTTCTGTCCCATGTTTCCTCCTTGGTTGTTGGTATGTACCAAGTCTACGCCCGGAGGGCGCTGATGTCAAGGTTTCGGTATCAGTCGATCACAGGGAGTCCCAGGAGGTACCTGTGAAGATCTGTGGCGTAGACTATCGCGCCATGACCGGGCAGAACCTCGTCAGCCTTGACGGGCATTCCGGGCAGCATCCCAGAGCACCCCATGGAGTAGTGATGACCTGTACCTACGTACTTGCACCTGTAGTCAAATGGATCGTCTTCGGAGTGACCGCACTCCTGGGTGTGCTCCCGGTCGTAATGGTAAGCCTTGCCCTCGCAAAGCATCATCGTCTGTCCTGACATCCAGGACATGAACTCGGGCAGCCTCGGTCCTAGAATCCCTTCCAGGTCATGCCTTGTGTATCCGCTAGGGCATGATGATGCGGGTAGTGTAACTTGCGAGCGTCTCATGATTCCTCCTTCGGGGTCATCGTATCAAACTGGTATGCTGGAGTCAAGATTCGTACACGATAAGGGGAACAACATGCCTCCAGCAAGCAACAGGACCCAGCGCAAGCGCCCGGGTGACTTGACAGGAGTTCGGGGCCAGGCCCTCGCCGCAGCGGCTGAGCTAGAAAAGGAAGAGTCGCAGCGTCAGGTCGATGAAGCCCTCCATGTTGAGCGTAAGCGCAAGGCTACGACTGACGTGGATTACTCAAGCAAGGCCAAGACCGTCCAGCGCAAGCCCGTTGAGGTCGTTGTTGAAATCCCGGTTGACGGTGCTGAAGGCGAAGAGCCCCAGGTTCAGCGTAAGACCGAGATCGTAATCGAAGAGATCGAAGTCGAGACGCCCACACGCCGAATCCGGGTGAATTACCCGATCGAGGAAATGACTTTCGGTAAGGAAATCGTCTCGCCAGCAGAGTACGACGAGTACGGTGGCCTTGTCAAGTCTGCCGTCCTGGGCGGCCTGCGTACCTACGAGTTCGAGGAAGGAAGGTGGTACACCGTGGACGTTGAGCTCGCGGAGCACCTGGCTAACCTCGGATACATCTACGAGATGTAAGTGGAAGCCATGACAAAGGCCGAGATGCAGGCCGAGATCAACCGCCTCCTACAGAGGGTAGCAGAGCTAGAAGGAGAAATCAAGGGCCTTCAGTTCCTCGTCTCCCTCCCGAAGAGGGAAGAACTTCCTTACTACATCGCACCTGCCACTCCGTGGACCTGGCCCGCCCCGGCCACCCCGATGTGGACAATCACAGCAAGCGACATGAACTTTTAGGACATCATGGCTGGTCAGCTACTTCAGTACGGGTCTATGTTCCTGGCGAACAAGTTCTCGGGAGAGGCCGCCCCGTTCATCGGGACGTCCGCGCCCGGATCATGGATTGTCGGACAGGAATGGATTAACGGGACAACTGTCCACGTCTATGATCCTCAGACGTCTGCATGGGTGACCGGCCCGTACCAGTATTACATGGCGACCATCGTCAGCAACCCGCTCACGGCTGGTGCTGGCGGTGGCCTGCCCGTCAACATATCTGATGTGTCGAGCCTGGAGGACACAACCCCGGGCTACCTGCGTCAGCCCGTCTCATTCACCGTGGGGAGCACCGCAGAGCCTAGCGTCCTCCAGAACTCTAACACGCTGACCTTCGGGCCGTACACATCGAACCAGACGTTGCCCGTCTCATGGGCGGCTCTCATGGCGATCCCGGCGCAGTTCACGTCATCGTACAGTCCCCTGGCCTCCACAGTGCTGAACGGACTCCTCCTCTATATCTGGCAGGTGCCTAACCCTCAGCAGATGCTGTCCACGCAGTCCATCCTGGTTGCTCCTGACACATTTGACATTGGAGTGTCCTAGTGACGCCGAATGAAGTCCAGTACCTGCTCGCTGCGCCTAATGCCGATCAAGGGTACATGGTTCCAGGGAGTGTCTACAACTCGAACGGGACTTACTGTTCCACGACCCAGATCGATACTGAGGTCCCCCAGAATAACCTGTTCCCTGACCTCACGGGCGTCCAGAACGCGGCACAGCAAGTAGATTACCAGTGCCTGTTCGTCTACAACAGTGACAATACGACTGCCATGGTCAATACGGTCGCCTGGATTCCTGTCTCGTCCGTGACTTCAGGTGCCGTGGACTGGACCATAGCCCCGGACACGACAGGCGTTTCGGGCTACAACACGATCTCCCAGCAGGCGCTGACGATAGCCAACCCGTATACGGCACCGTCTGGCATTGCC